CAACATTACAAACTCAATGGATTGGATATAGAAAGTATTGATGTTGTAAGATCCGTCTTAGGAAAAGAAAAATTTATCGGATTTTGCAAAGGAAACATACTGAAATACTTAATCCGGGAAGAAAATAAAAATGGACTGGAAGATGTAAAAAAAGCCAAAAAATACATGGACTGGCTAACAAAAGAAATGGAGGGGTAAAGATGAATGAATTGAAAACGATAGAAAAAGAGAATTTTAAAATTTTTAACAAAGAGAATTTAGGAAGCGTAAGAACGGTATTAGTGGACGGCGAAGTTTGGTTCTGTATAAAAGATGTATGCAATATTTTAGGATTAACAAATCCTACTATGGTAGCCCAAAGATTGGACATGGACGAACAGGCTAAGTTTGACTTAGGGTTATTAAATAAAGAGCTTACGAACTTTGCAAATGAAAGCGGTCTTTATACTTTGATTTTGAGAAGTGATAAACCTGAAGCCAAGACCTTCAGAAAATGGATAACTTCGGAAGTGATACCGTCAATCCGTAAAACAGGAAACTACTCAATTCAAAATCCTGTTGAAGCTTTGCTTGAAAATCCTGTAAAGCTTGGAGAAATGCTGATTGAATACGGAAAAGCAAAAGAACAATTAAAAATACAAGCTCCTAAGGTACAAACTTACGAAATTCTTTATGAGAGCGATGCAGTAGTTGATATTGGAGAAGTATCAAAAACATTAAATTTTAAAGGTGTCGGAAGAAATAATTTGTTTGCTATTTTGAGACAGCAAGGAATATTAAATTCTAATAACGAACCGTATCAGGAATATGTGAATAGAGGATATTTTAAATTGATTCCGACAAATTATGTTGATAATTTCGGAAACAGAAAAATGAAAGTTGTAGCTTATATGAAAGGTATAGAGGCAATTTCAAGATTGTTGTTGAAATTAGGATATACAAAAATAAATCCTAATTTAAAAATGCTTATAAGCTAAAAAAGACGCTTAAAAAACGTCTTTAAAAGGAGTTGGTTATTTAATTTATGACTAATTATAGCATTAAAAATGCTATTTGTAAAGGAGGTTATATGTTTAAGGAACATAACAATCGAATAAAAGCAAAGAATTTCGCTGAATATATCACAGGAAAAGATTTGAGAAAATATGTAGCTTCCAAAGTTAAAAAATACGTTGGAGAAAATCCGACAATATTTGACGGAGCTTTAGGAAGTGGACAGCTTGAACAATACTGCAATCCTGAAAAAATTTATGGAGTTGAAATTCAGTCGGAAAGTTGTGAGGCAGCGAAAGCAAATTATCCGAATGTAGATATTGAAAATAAAAGCTTTTTTAACTACATGAGGAATGATTTTATTGCTAATTGTGTGATTATGAATCCACCGTTTTCGATTAAATTCAAAGATTTGTCAGAGAAAGAACAGGAAAATATAAAAAATGAATTTACTTGGAAGAGAAGCGGAGTTGTTGACGATATATTTGTGCTTAAATCACTCAAATATACGAAAAAATACGGCTTTTACATCTTGTTTCCCGGTGTCGGATATAGAAGCAGCGAAAAAAAGTTTCGGGAAATCATAGGGAATAGTCTTCAGGAACTCAATATGATAGAAAATGCTTTTGAAGATACGAGTATCGGAGTGTTGTTTATTGTTGTTGATAAGGAAAAAACAGACAATAAAGTAATCAAAGAACTGTATGATTGTAAAATCAAAAGCCTCATTAAAATCGAAGAAACGGAACTTGAAGAGGACTTCCGTTGGCAACCGACACAGTTGGAAAAGGAAAGAGAAAAAATAGATATAGTTGCTCTTTCAGATGAAATTAATAGATTATCTTTAAATAATCTTGAAAAAAGTCTTGAAGTTGAGCTTTTTCAACATAGAGTATTCGGAGAAGGAGATTTTCCGAATTACTTGGGAGCAATAAAACAAATCGTGCGAAAGTACGAAAGAAAATATCTGATAGGAGATGAAGAATGAAAGATATAGTAGAAATCTATAAAGAATGTGGCGATTTTCACGAGTCAGTTAAGAGAAGTGGACTTACTCCACTTGTTGCCCACATAAAATTAATGAAAAGCGGTGTCTTGAAAATACAAGACAAAATAAAATACGCCAGCAGAGGTGGAAGATTAGGCGGACTGGCAGAAGAGCTGTTCCAAAAGTTAGTACCGGGAGCTATAGATGCTAATAAATATTGGCAGAAAAATAATCCGATTTACGATTTTATGTATAAAGGATTGACTATAGATGTTAAATACAGTAGTTATCATTCTCGTGGTAAAAAAACTAACTACTGGAATATAAGAACAAAAGGTAAGCAAAATATAACGGTTGCATTTTTGGAAAGAAAAAGTGGAGATGAACTAAAAAATCCTTACTGTTTGTTAATTCCAAATGGATTTATCGGAACAAAATGCGACACTCACGTATCTAAGAGTGGAGAATGGTTTCAAAACTTTAGAATAGAACTGGACGAACTACAAAAATACTTAGATGAATATGCGGAATTTGTTTAAGGAGTAACTATGAAAAGAAATTGGACATTAGGAGAAATAGAAGATTTAAGAATAATGATCGAAGTGGAAGGGTTAAGTCACAGGGAAGCGGCAGAGGCACTTGGAAGAACAAAACAATCTGTTTGTCACAAAGCTAGGATATATAAATTTAAATCATCGTATTTTATGGATAAAAGAAAAAAGATAGATTTATATATATCTATCTTTCTGCGAATTCTTTAGCTGTTACACCCTCTCCAAATTCATCATGAAGAGCTGCACTGGTTTCACCTATTTCAAAAGTATAAAGGTATTCCAGTCTACCCCCTGCTTCTGACGCAACCATTTTAGCTGTTTTATGGGTAAACACAGTAATTGCCGTGCCGGGTTTCAGGTCAGGAGCTATTTTATTACTTAACCTTTTAGGATAAATAAAGGAAAAGAATTTTTTGTCAGGTGTTACTACAGAAACAATATATTTTTGAGTTCTACCTAAGAAAAAATCAAAAACAACATTACTTTTTTGAACACTTTGGACGATTCCTTTAAGTTCGATGTAATCCTTGTTTTTAAAGACCGAATAAGTGGCCAAAGAAGCAAGAGCTACAAAAATAGTAATAACGAATGGTACAATCCAAATGGAATGTCCGGCCATCCTAAGAGACCACATAACACCAACTGGAAGATAAAGATACAATACCAAAATCTTAAACCGATTGAAAAGAAGTTCCTTTACACCTAAAGGAAAATCTCTAAAAGGTACATCACGAACTTGGTCAGGCTCTTGACTTAAAACAAGTTGATTGACTTCCCTGTTGATGATATTTACACGGCCATCTTTGTCCACCTCATTAAGAAGATTACTCTCAGGGGCGCGCGTGATTTTGAGTTCATAGGCTTCATCTTTTTTCAAGCCTTTATATTCACCAACTTCTAAGACTTCACTTCTTGTCTCTTCTTCCAAAGTGTCAAGGAATGTCCTAGTTGATATAGAAATTTCATTTTTTTCTTTTTCCGGAGCTTTGACATCCGTGGATAATTGATGTTCATTTTGCTCCATTAATTCATTCTTCAATTCTTCTGACAATTACAATCACCTCATATTATTCTATTTTTTCTTTGGGTTGGCAAATTCCCATTTGATATATCCTGTTGCAGCTTCTCTAAAAATCAGCATATCATATTTTTTAGATTTAAAGGTTAGTTTACATGGAATTTTTTTGCCTTTGATAAGCTTAAAAGCTTCTTTTGGATTAATCTCTTTGTGACCCCATTTGCTCAAAGTGCCTTTGAATAAAGACTTTGTTCTAAGTTCACAGGTTTCTTCTGAACAAGTATAAGCATTAAATTTAGGATGTGAACTATCCAAAATATTACCTGTTCCACAAATAGGACATTTACCTATTACAACTGGAGCACTTTCCCCTGTTGGGCCTAAGGCGGAAGTATCAATAGTTTTTAGAACTTTTGGCAATTCAGTAGGCAGCGTTTGGAAAGCATACCAAACTAATTTATTGATTTCGTCCAAGAAAGCCTTTGGACTTAAAGTCAACTTAGAGATACGGCTCAAAGCATCTTCCCACTCGGCTGTCATTTTTGGCTCTCCTAAAACTTTGTTTGTCTTAGAAATGAGTTCTGCCAACATTTTTCCTTTTGCAGTCGTTTGAAGTATCGGAAGTTTTTTCTTGCCTTTAACTGGGATTTCTTCTAAAAGTTTGTGATGATTAATAACTTTCTTAACAATAGCTGAACGTGTTGCTGGAGTTCCTAGCCCCTTAGCATCTTTAAGAATTTTCTTAGTTGCTTTATCATCTATCAGTTTGTGAACATTTTCCATAGCTTTTTCCAATGTTGAAGCGGTATAAGGTTTAGGTGGTTTTGTCATATATTCCGCAATTTCTTGCTTAATATTTAACTCTTCACCCACTTTTACAGATGGTAAAGACAACACTGTATTTTTGCTCTTTTTATAGAATTTTTTCCACCCCAAGTCTACGTCTACAGAACCAGAAACAGTGTAATCATTTTCTACTTCAATTGTAGTTTTGTCATAGTAATAATCATCCTCAAACATAGCAAGAACGCTTTTAACAGCAAGAAGATAGACATTCTTCTCCTTTTCTGGAAGAGAAGACAAATCTGGGATAGTCCGTGTTGGCACAATGGCCAAGTGTTCTTTTGCTTTTGAAGCATCTACCCATGTTTTCTTAGGCATGGTGCGAACTAAATTAGCATCTGGGAAAAACGCTTTGTATTTAGAATGATAGTCTAACAAATAATTAAATTCATTTTCTGTAATTACGTTAATAGAAGTACGAGGATAAGTTAGATAATGCTTCTGATACAGTTTTTCTGCTGCGTCTTGAGTGTCGTCCGGTTTATATCCTAATTCGGCTGTTGCTCTATCTTTAAGACCTTGCAAATCCATCAGCTTTTCAGGTATTGTGGACTCTCTTTCAGTTTTGATGTCAGTGACATTGCCTCTCAACTTAGAAATAATAGGGATAGCACTTTTATCTTTGAATTCCCCAGACCTTTGGGCTACAAATTCTTCACCTTTATCTGTTTTACAAAGAAGAGTATCTATGTAATATGGCTCAGGCTTAAAGTTTGCAATTTCCAGTTCTCTTTGCCATACCAACATCATGGTAGGGATAAGAACACGCCCAATCGCTAAAGCACCAGATGTCCTTGCTCCATTATCCCAACACAATTGAGAATAAAGGCAAGTTAGGTTCATCCCTATCATCCAGTCAGCAACACTACGAGTAAAGTCTTCCAAATAATATGGATATGTTTCAGAAGCATCTCTTAAGTTTTGAAACCCTTTACGAACAGGCCCTTTTTCTAACGAATTAATCCATAGACGCTTAGTATTCGTCATATCCACATTCAAGAATCTAAGTAGTGCCACAGCAATGTGCTCACCTGCTCGGTCAGGGTCAGTAGCAATAATGACTGTTTTAGCTTTTGTTAAAAAGCGTTTGGCGTTTTGAACCAACATGTACTTTCCATCAGCAATAGTCAGCTCAAACTTTTGAGGCATGATTGGCATAGTATCAAGTCGAAAGAATTTTTCTTCTTTTGGAAACATTCCCCAATTAGGATTATATTCCTCAGGATTTTTTAATGCCAAAACATGACCCTGCAAAGCTATTACAACAACCTCATCACCATTTAAAAGGTCAGGGTCTTGACAAATCCAAAAATAACCTTTTGAATCTTTATATCTCTTGTGATTTTTAAAGGCCATTGCATAATCTTTACCTTGGTCTGCCTTTTCTGCTAAAACAACCCATTCTGGATTTTGTGGAGCTATTGATTCAGTCATGGAATCTTACCTCCGCTTTTTAAATTTAACTTTCTTGATGACATTCTTTCCTTTTTGCGCTTTATTTAAAGCATCAAATACAGACTTCTTTTCATCTGTCTTTTGTTCTGATTTTTCATTGTATTTTTTTAGTTCTGCTTGAACTTCTGGGAACTCAGGGGTGAGATTTCCATTTTCATCTCTCAAAGGCTCGCAGTTAAAAGCATTGAAAGCTTTAGCTTCCTCATTCTTGTGTCCAAAAATCAAACGAATATCTTTTTGAATATAGCCTGCAAGGATATTTCTTGCATCATTCAATTTAAGGTCAGGAATATAATCCTTTGTAAAATCACTGGTTTCTTTGTGCTCCACTTTAAAGGACGCTTGCATAGCAATCAAATCATCCACCTTAGCAGGTTTTTTCACTACAAAAGAACCATCTTTGGTCGTGAATTGAGAAAAGAGATAACGTTGATTCTTAGGCTCATTTACTTGAACACTAAAGCACTCAAAGAACAAAATGCCATCACGATACATTTGGTCAATGGCGTAATGTTTGATTGCGTAATTCGCATTAATATTCTTACGAATACTTTGTTTTTCTTTAGATGTCAAATCTCCATTTTTTAAGGAGCTATTCAAATCCATACAGTAATAATTCAAGGCCATAATCGCCTCAATCAATTTTTTCTTTGAAACAAAAACTCGTTTTTTTGTTCTTGTTTTATGTTTATTACCTTTTAATACCATGTATATACATTTCCTCTCTAAAATAATTGAATTCCAAAAATAGCAACCAATAGGATAGCCAACAACAAGCATCCTAAGAAAATACCCAAGCCAATCATTCTATACTTAGAAACATAATCCTGAATGGTATAGAGATTGATGTCATTAGGCAATGGCCCAGCAAATGGATTGTTTTCTTCTCGCTCATACACATCTTTGCGAGTGTTTTCTATTCGGCCTACATTTACAGGAACGTCCTCAGACTCAATAATCTGGCCTCTTCTACGTTTGGTTTTAGTAGAAGAATTTGAACTAGAATTTTTATTGTTCGCATCAAACAATTCTTCATCATTTTCATCCAATAGCCGCTCTTGTAGTGTTCTATTGGCCATTTTTTCTTTCTTACTTAATTCTACAGCATTTGAAACTTCATCAGGCTCATCCTCTGATTGAAACGAAACCACAACCGGCGCTGCTCCTATATAAGCAGGAGTGCTTTTAGGATTGTTTTCAATTTCTACAGGTAAATCACCAATTTCTGAAACAAGAGATTGAGGTAATTTTTCTTTCTCTATATCAGATGTTCTTCTTTGTCTAGAACGTCTAGCATTGCCCCCTACAACAGGAACTGATAAGGATAATTCTCTACTTTTCCTAGTTATTTCTTGCATAGCTTCAAATTCCGGACTAAACTGAGGTTGTTTCTTTTTCTGTTCTTCTTTATAAGCTTTAATGTTTTGTTCTGTTGGAACTACGGGCGCTCGCCGCCTATTGATTGTTGGCTTGGGCCGCTCTTGCTTACCTGATGGATGGCCAATAGAAGCCATTGCTTTTTGAAGTTCACCAAGGTCTAATTCAGCCAAGCTGTTATCTTCATTTTCGTCAAAAATATCTATTGACATTATTCTCTCCTTTCAATAACAAATATATCTTTTCATTCACCCTCTATTCTAACATAAAATAGAAGAAATAAAAAGAAGAGGCCAGTATTATTTACTGACCATGTGACATCATTTGGGCTGTATTTATATCATGTAACCATAAATGACTTCCAATATAGAAACAAATAGGGGCATACCTTGTTGTTCCTAGAACCTCCCCTCGCTCCACATCTTCTCCTAATTGAGCTGTCAAAACTTCAAGATTTGAATAGTGACTGAATTTGCCATTCTTGTGTTTAATGACAGTTGTGATTTGTCCAGCTCGGTCTACCCCAGAGAACACAATAGAACCATCATTAGATGCAATGACATTAGAAAGGTTTTCTTTGTCAGGTGTGTAAATAATATCATTTCCATGAATGATAATATTTGATTCTTCATCTACTGCATGAATAAAAGTATTTTCCTCTTGCTCAATTAATTGTTCTAATTGGCCTTGAAGTTCATCCAACTCTTCTTCTGCTTTTTGAACTGGGGTTTTGACAGAAAGACTTTCTTCATTGTTGACTTTACCAGAAAACTTAGTGTAACTGTCATCATTTTCTGTATATCCTAGAGTGAATGGATTTTCTAGTTCTGGAGTTTCTGTTTCCTGAATAGTGTCATCTTCAAAACTTAAAGCCAATTGGTCTTCTTCTGGCATTGGCCGTTGAATCCTTTTCTTTTTATGCCGTCGAAAAAATAAAGGAAATGTATTTTTTAACCAGCTTGTAAAATTCATGAGATTTACTCCTTTTATATTTTGTTATTTATTACTTATTCATTATAACATTTTTCTCTCTTTTTGACTATTACAATCTTGTTTCAAGAAAGCTTTGAACCATTGAGTTTTCTAGGTTTTTATGATATAATTAAGGATGTAATTAACAAATATGAAAGGAAAAAATTAATGACTAATTACAACCAAAATAGCTCCCAAGAAGTTGCAGAAAAGAAGTATAAATTACTTCGTTTTTCTGGCAATAAATCTTTTTTTGAAATCATGACTTATGCTTTCAATATTAACAAAGTTGCATTTCAACTAACCAACTATGACACGAATAATTCATCCAAAAATGTTGTTATTACTTGCTTCCTAACATTTGATGAAATTCTGGCTATGTGTCATGATATTTTAAGCGGACGATTTGTACAAGAAATACAAGCTATGCAAAATAATGCACAAGCAAGTGGAAAGAATTTCTTTGGAAAACAAATCCACATTGGTGGAGGCAATGATAAAAACGGAAGACTCATATCTCGAACTCTAAGTGTTAGTATGGCAAAAAATGTTGGCAATGTCATGTTCGTTGCTTCTCTACAGGATGGGAAGAAAACTTCTACTGGCGGTATTTCACCAACCAATCAGAATAAGAAGTCTGCATCTTACATTATGCCTTTTTCTGAATTGAAAGCTATGGCCATCTATTTATCTGAAGCTATTAAAAATTATCTTCGTATAGAGATGGAGCGAGGCATCTGGGCTTTCTCTCCTAACGAATTACCTGATTTGGGTTCTGACGAACAAACCACAACAGAAGCGCCACCGCAACAAGGCTATCCACAACAACTATATAGCAATATTGTACCAAATCAATCTCAGCCACCTGTAAATACACTTCCACCTCAACACCAACCTTGGAGCGCCCATGTAAATGGCAGCACTACAACTACTTTCCAAAGTGGTCAAGGAAACCAACAATCACCAAGCTTCTATCAGCAATCTCAGCCTCAACAACAATTCCAAGGCCAAGGTTTTAATGGAACTCCAGATTTTATAGATGAATTTCCTAATCTATAATCTATAAACAAAATAATAAATAAAAGAACTCTAGATTTTAGAGTTCTTTTATTTTGTATAAGAAGTAATATAGTCATTGATTTTATAAGAAGATTTAAGGTTTGTTCCTCTTACGGCCATAACAACCAATTCTTTCTTATCTGCATTATAAAATGTTGTCAATACACCAGAACTTCCATTTCCATCAATCAGCCACTTATTGTCTTTAGAGTATGGGTCACTGGTTATATAGTCAAATTGAGATATAGAGACTTGCCAATCTCCAATTTTCTTTTCTGCCAATTGTTTCAAAGAAAGATTTCCAGCATCAAAATTCGTTTCTTTTGCATCTGGCCTCATCAGGACATTTGTGATAGGACTTAGAAATTCCTTTTTACCAGACAAGTCACCAACGCCCTGAACATCTTTAAATTGAGCAAAACTTACAACTTCTTCATTATCTTTTGTTTTCATGGTTTTACTAGATATTTCTGCGTTTTTTATTGTTGGAAATGACAATTGACCAATTCTCATATAGTCTGATGCAATCAATTGACCAGTAGCGAATTTTTCGCTAGAATTACCAATATTTTTTGAAATGGTTTGACTAATTGCAGCAGCTTTGTTACTATCTCCTGCCGGAGCAAATACAGCGGTTAAGACAATCTTATTACCCACAATAGAATAATTAAATTGAACAAAAGGGCTTGATTCAAATTCTACGGGTTGCCCACTGTCTGCTAATTGCAACTCAGGAATTTCAAGATACCGTAATTGTTTTTTAGCTTCACTTGTATTTTCTAAAATATTTCCATCAGGCACTTGGATATAATCTTTTCCATTTGAGCCGTTAGATACATATACGGTTGCTGATTTATCAAAGTCTTTTAGCATAAATGGAGAGGATTGATAATCATTCACAGTATACCAAACACCTTTAATATGAGCACCAAAAGCACTGATAGCATCTTTCATTTCTGATTGAATTAAACCAATTGATTTATCTGTTGAATCTTTTACCGTAATACCAACTAAAACATTTTCAGATTTATAGTAATGCCATCCAGCATTTGATGGGTCATAAATGGTTTCTGCCTTTTCTGGGATAAGTGCTGAAATTTCTGTACTAGGGATATTACGTCGAATAAAAGTAATTCCATGTTCTACTTTATTTCTGTCGTCCTTATCCCATTGATATAGATAATCTTTCATGTCAATACTGTTGTTATTACCATTAATTTTCACAACATCATAGACTGTACCGTTACCTAGTGATAACTCAGAAAAAGCTCCTTTTTTTGCTGTATTTTCTGTTACTTTAGTAGTTGAATCTATCTTGCCATACTTGCTGCTATTATTGTTTTTGTTGATAAAGAACCATGAAAATAAACCAACAATAATGATAAAGACAAGTGTTAATATTCCAATTATATATTTTTTCATCTGAACACAATTCTTCCTTTTATTTTATTTAATTGATTTTATTATATCAAAAGCATCTAAACAAATCAAAAAGGCCTTAATAAGACCTTTTTAATTTATTTGAGTCTACTATTTAAACAATATCCTCGTAGTCAATATTGTTTTCAATTGCATATTTCAACATGTTTTCTGTTGCTGAAGCTATCAAACTTTGTACGATTCTTTCTGGTGTTCCTTGAAATGCTGAAATTTCTTTAGGTGACATCTTCTTTCCAGAAGTCAGCCCATAATACAAGTCAATGACATCACGCTCTCTAGCCGATAATGACTCCATACTTTCTTTTAAAAACTTTTCTTGGTTTTCAGAAGTTAATGTATCATCTATAGAGTCTCCAGATTCCATACTAGCTTCAACCAAATACATATTGTCTTCAACATCATCACCGCTCTTATAAAAACCAGAAGACCATGTTAAAGAACTTTGATGAAGAACATGAGGATAAAGAACTTTTACTTTCTTGGCATCCATTTTTCCGCCGGGTTTAATGTGAGTGTTTACATATTCAGCCAATTCTTCATAACTTCTATTTACATCATCCTCAGTACCATTAGTTAATTCTGACAATGCTTTTCGAAGATTGTTAAAATCACTTCTAAGATGATTAGGAATGACAATATTTCTTTGTTGCTCTGAAGTCTTTCTGTAAACTGATTGCCTAATCCACCATGTAACATAAGTGGATAGCTTTGCTCCTTTTTCATTATCTGGGTCAAACCGGCGCAATCCCGTGTTTAATCCCTCATAGGCATTGCCAAATACATCACTCAGTTCTTTATATTCCAAAGAACATTTAATGGCCTCAGACATACACAAACGCAAGTTATGCTCTGCTAGGCGTTGTAAGGCCGAGATAGACCTTGGGTCTGGGTCTTCTTTCGTGCCAAAATCTTTGAATTTGTGATACCGCTCAATCAGCCATCTCACTTCACATTCATTCAGAACTCGAACACAGGCCAAGAACAGATATAAAAACAATCTCTTCCGGCGCTGCACAGGTGTCAATTTGTCATAGCCCATATGTTCCCAACGAAGCAAAAAGTCTTCACTATCCTGAACAGATGGCACAACATCATCATCTGTAAGGCCCAACTCTTCAAATTCATTGTAGTTTCTAGGCCTTTTTAGGAATGATGTATCAAACTTATCATATCCATGAAACTCTTGTTTTTGTTTTGCCATATTTCACATTACCTAATATACTTCAAGTACAAAGTATATCCTTCCTTTTCTAATCCAGTTATTTTAATTTCATTAATGATAGCCAATCTTTTATTGATAACTAACTCAACTTTAAATTCTTTTACATCATTTGGAACACTTGCATCTACTAATTCATACAATTTTTTCTTGAAGAAAAAAGCATCTCTTTTTTTCACTGTTCCAGAAACATAATAAGATGGTGCTTCATTTGTTCCGTATGTCACATTTTGAACTTTGAAATCAGTTTTATTCAAACTTTCTAGTACATTGTATGTTCCAGAGGTGAAATCTTGCCCTAAATCTTTATTTATTAAAGACAAAAATACATAAGAAGCATCTAGGTATGGAGTTTTAGGAACTTCTTTCAGCTCATTGTTACTAGAATCAATCTCATAGGATTTTGAGTTTTTCAGAAGATAGGATTTTCCATCATGAGTCACAATTGGATTATATGAACTATCATAAGTTAATTCATAGATTCTTTTAGTTTTTCCCGTTTCAGTTACTTCTAGTTTTTCATCTTTGTAGTTCTGACTTCTAGCTGTTTCTAAAACAGAGTCTTGAAGTCCTTTGATAGAACTTCTTGTAGAGGCCAACAAAGTAATAGATATACCACCCACAATAAATGAAACAAGAGCTAGAAGAAGAAAAATTCTATACATCCAACCAGACATAAAATATTGGATTATTTTTCTGATAGAAGAACCACTACTCTTCCATCTTTTCTTTCTTTTCTTCCAACTATTAGCAAAAAAATCTTTCAAATCATTCAATATTGTCACCCACTTTCTGCCTTATTTGCTGAATTCCAAGATGAAGAGTATATACATTATTTAAAAAGATTACAGCTTCATCTTCGGTTTTAAAAGAAACATAAATGGAATCTGGAGAATTATATATTTCTTTAAAAACAAGACCAAGAGAAAAGAAACTTTCCTTTCTCATCCCTTGGCTTCCTGCTGCTGCTTTCATTTTTTCTAAAGCCTTTTGTTTGTCTCCAGAGAAATATTCGTAGAACAATTCTTTTACATCAGTCCATAAAATAGACTTCATTACAATCGTTTCTTCTTGTACTTCTTGTCCAGTAAAAGGATTTAATATCATGTATCACCTTTCTTTTTCTCTTTTAGCATGTTAGGCGTTTCATATAGTTTAGCTTCATCAAAGAATCTTGATGGTCTAGAGAAACCACCCTCATTAACTGGCGCATAAGTTACATAAACTTCTTTTTTGCCGCGCGTGATAGCAACGTAACCAAGATTCCGCTCTTGTTTTTCTTCTTTAGGTGTCATACTTGATTTCGTGGGGTATAGGCCCTCTGTCCATCCGGGCAGAAACACTACATCCCACTCTAGGCCTTTTGAGGCGTGCATAGTCGCAAGCAAAACAGCATCACCATCATCAGAATCAATATCATCATTCAATTGAACATCTGCCAAAAAGTCTTCTAGAGAAGCTGCATCATTGACAATGCATTTGAAATCTTCCAATGAACTAATTGCTGATTCATAGGCATCATTATCTAACACCCCTAGCTTATTTGTGAAGCGCTTTGCCAAAGACTCTTCATAAAATCCTGATAGGAAAACATCCAAAACATCAAAGACATAACGTTTTTGTTGCTCTTCTTTTTCTTCCTGTACTTTTTCTGTGTCTTCATCACGAACTACAGGCAAGTCAGGAATAGAATCTAGCATATAAACAAGAGCTTGGATAGCTCCAGCCAAAGATTTATCTTTTGTGGCCAACATCAACAATTCCAAATTACAATCATTGTTTTTCAAGAATGTATAGACATCTTTTAGCTTCTTTTCACCAACACCGGGGAATAACCTCAAAACATCAATGTAATTGTAAGGCTCATCAGGATATTGAATGATTTTTAAAAACGCTAAAGGTTCACGAATAACTTTCAAATCAAAGAATGACTTCGCTCCGCCTACGGCCACAGACAATGGAATGTTAAATTTCCGAGCAGCCATTTCTAGAGCAGCTAGTGAGCGTTTGCCTCGAATAAGGACTGCCTGAGAATTATATGCTAAACCTGCTTCATAATTTTGCTTAATTCTAGACATGATGTATTCAGCTTCTGCATTTCGGCTATCAAATCTTCCATGTTTTAAAATTCCATCTTGTAGAGTAGGAATTAATTCCACATCTTCAAAATTACCATGAATCAGTGTTTCAGCATTTTTCAAGATATTTCCTTGTGAGCGGTAATTTTTCTTTAGAGTTAATTCAAGTACACCTAACCCTAAATCATCAAAATAAGTTGCAAAATTTTCAATAAAACTAGAATTAGAACCACGAAAACCATAAATAGCCTGAGCCTTGTCACCAATCGCAAATAATGATTTTTGCGTCATTAATTTTACAATCAGGTATTGCAAGTAGTTTACATCTTGAAATTCATCTACAAGGAGATGTTCAATATTTCTATGAACATAGTTTAAAAAGTCTTTATCTGTCACTAATTTTTCATAGAAATAGAGCAAGATGTCATCAAAGTTATAAAGGTTTCTCCGGCGCTTCAATCGCAAAAAGGCAACCATAAAGGCTAAGGCCATTTCCGGTTCTACATATTTGTTTGGATTTTTTGTATTCCATTCACTAATAGTTGCAGGAAAATCGGCCTCTAAGTTTAGAGGATTGCGCGTGAATGATGCCGCCTGAGACATAATTTTAATCAGATACTTAATTGGTGTATCTGTCATTTGTCTCTTAACAGTTTTAATCACTTCTTTTTCAGGCATATCAGGATTTTCATTCTGGCACTTGTTTTTTAAAGCCACAAACACTTCAAGCTCAAATAATGATGTTTCTGACTTTTCATCAAGCATTGAGAACTTGAAGCCTCTCCGAGAATAGTATTCTCGCATCAGCCTGTATGCTAGACTATGGAATGTTCCGTTTTTGACTGGCAATTCTTGCCCCTCTGGTACAGCAAGCACTTTTGTTACACGCTCCAACATTTCTCTTGCGGCTTTTCGTGTAAATGTCACCATGCAAATTTTTGATGGGTCAACACCGTGGTCAACCATATTAGCGATTCTATTTGTTAGACAAGATGTCTTCCCAGCACCAGCAATTGCCCCTATCTGAGTAATTCCAATAGGGGCTTCAATTGCTGCTTTTTGGTATTCATCCATCAACATTTTTCGCTTTACAGGAAGTTTTGTCATAAGGATTTCATCTTCTTTCTTTCGGTTTCCATTATTTTTAAATTTTAACTTAAACCACTAGTTAAAACATAAACTGTTTGGCCCTCATAAGAGACCTCTGCTACACCATCTGTAGAAATAGCAGTTACTTGTAAGTTAGCCCCCTCTGGGATAGTAGCAACTCCCTTACCAATTGTTTGGTTAGGAGAATCCTTGCCCTCTAGGCTCATTTTAGCTGTAGCTTCAATAGCAACGGCTGCTAGTGTTTTACCATCTTTGATAGTCAGGCCTTGCGGAACAGACGGGAATTGGAATTTGTCTGATGATGAAACACTTGGTGCAGGACTTGTGGATGGAGCTGATTGTGAACTAGATGGTGGTGTAGAAGAAGATTGTTTGTTTTCTTTTGAAGAAGAACTAGAGCTTGTCTTCTTGCTTGATTTTTCTTCTGCCTTTTTCTCAATAGCTTTTTTGCCATTTTTAAGTAATAATCCATCTTTTGCATTTTCAAATTCTGCTTTGAGACTTTCTTGATTTTCACCATTTGATTTAACGGCTCGGCCATAAGCAATTGCTGCATCTTTATATGTTTTTAGAGTTCCACCATCATACAAAGATTCATCAGATAAGTCAATTTTTCCCAAGTCAATATTCAATTCTTTGAATGATGTTACTGTTTGGTCTGAGAACACTGGGGTTTTCTTCTTTTTGCCATCAGTGGATTTGACATCAACCTTGATGCCAGTTCCAGACAAGTCAATATCGGCCAGAGGAACAAAAGCCTCTCCACCATTATAGTCCACAACAGCATATTCAGAAGAATATCCAAGGATTTCAAATTCAGTTCCCTCATTCAAATCATAAAGTTTGTTGGATTCTGTATTTGTATCTTCATAAAGATGAGTGTCTTTAGCAGCCTTAACTTGATATTTTTTCATAACAAAATTTTGGCCTGCAATTTTCTTTGTACTCATTTTTGTTGAATAGATTTCTTGGCCCATTACAACTGGAGCAGTCATCAAACCTGCACCACCTAACATACCAATAATTGATAGAATTTTTTTAATATTCATTTTGTACCCTTTCAAAATTAATCTCTTTGGTTTATACACCATCTATTGTACCATATTTTAAGAGTTTCTACAATCTGAAACAAACAAAAACACCTATCTTTCATCAAGTATAGAAAGACAAGTGTTTTGTGTATTTTTTTGTATGTATTTAAAAGAATAAAAACTAAAATTAGTTTCAAATTTTACAATTTTTTAGCACCTACAGAATTTTCAATATCAATGAAGTCCTCATGTCCAAAGTTGAATAATTCACTTAAATCAGTTTCACCATTAACCTTGTATCTGGCAATATATTCTTTGCCATCACGAATCGTTCCTCTAAAAATTCTTTCAACATCCAAAAATTGTGTAAAGTCATCAAGGCGTTCTTCTAATTGGCCTAGCTCTTCTTCACTAGCGGCCACAATTTCTAATATTGTGTCACCTTTGAAGTTTTTCTTTTTAGTGAAAAAGTCTAAGTCATCCTTTTTGATAACAGCACCTTTGGGTGATTTTGTTGTTCGAGACATTTTGTTCATATGTGCCTCCTAAAAGACATGTTTTATTATCAGTTTAATTAATTTGTATCAGATTATGAACCCGGTGGGTAAATATATGATACCGTGCCTTGTGCAACTGTAGGGTCAAACCATCCACGGTAGTTACCAATTGTTTGGTTGCCCAAGTAGTTAGATTCAAGTACTTGGATAGAGTTCACAGATTGCACGTCTGTCACAACAGCAACGTGTCCATATCCACCATCAGTCCAACAAGCAATTGCTCCAACTTTAGGAACAGTTCCGGTTTTGAAACCTGCTGCTGCTGCACTAGCTGTCCATTGACCACCATTTCCCCAATAATGTCCTGCCCAAGGAGCTAATACTTTTGCTCCCCAAGTACATTGACCTACTGGATATGAACCTGCATCATTATAATTTGGCTCAAAAAGCTTTCCTGATGTTTGGATGGTATTTCCATCAACTGTAATTGGAACAGCAATATTTTGTGATTGAGGCGTTGTTTGAGGATTAGAAACTTGTCCTTCCTCTGTTGCTTTTTTCTCAGCGATTTCTTTTTTCTTCGCCTCAATTTGCTTTTTCAAATCTTCAATAGCTGTTTTAGAGCTTTTTTCTTTTTCTTCAATACTTTTAACTTCTAAATCTTTTTTAGCTTTAGTTTCTTGAAGGACATTGGCTTCGCTCTCTACTTTTTGAATTTCTTCCTTGTGGCTATCCACTTCTTCCAGCACAGCCTTAAGTTCATCAGCTTCTTTAGCTGTTTCCTTACTGTCTGACAAGTCAACTTTTGCAGTTTCGTGAAGAGCCTCAGCTTCTTTTACATCTTCCTTAGAAACAATTTTTTCTAATTCATCTGTAACAGTCTTTTCTTTTTCAGCACTAGAAGAAACACTTGCCTTTACATCTGTCTTATCAATTTTTGATTTATCAACAGATGCAGATGATGAACTTGAAGAAACAGTAGAAGTGGAATTTGAAGATGAAGACGCTACAACCTCTTTACCTTTCTTATCTGACTTCTTTTCAACATTAGAAGATGATGTACTTGCTTTTGAAGTTTCTGTTGCATGAACAATCTGGCTTGCAGGGCCAAGAACAGAACCACTAAGTAGAGCCGTCACCATACCAGCTTTAAAGATTTTCGATTTTAAATTCATTAAAAAATTTACCTCTTTCAAATTTAATAAAAAAGAATGAATTTAATCATTCCTCTTCAAATTATAACTAAAAAAATAAGGAGTTTCAAACTTTTCCCCTTATTTTAACTTTACAATTTTGTAACATATTTGTTATCCTAAGTTAATATATTACTTCAAGTCCATTGTTTGAGTCTTGCTGCCATCACTTGAAAAGACCTTTAATTTAATGCTTTGAGCATTTGTAAACACATCTTCTTTTGATTCAAATGCAACACTGTAGCTGAATTCAAAGTTTTTAGGAATATTAACCAGAGGGAATTGGTTAGCTGAAACTGTTGCTTCTTTAGATGCTTCAATTTCTTGACCATTTACTTCCAACACCCACTTTAAAACATCCAAAGACGGAATTTCATCACTCAACTTCATCTTAGATGTCACGACAAAGAATTTATTTCCATTACTGTATTCACCGTTTTGACGTGGAATAACATCTAGGATTTGTGTTTGTTCAACTTTGATTTTCAGGTCTCCGACCTTAGTTTTTGCAATCATATTCTCAGCCTCCTTTGGTGCAGATGATGTTTCTGTTACACCTTTTTCTAAATCTTCAATATGAGATTCTTTTGTTGTTTCTGATGGAACATTTTTATTTATAGTTCCATAACTTTTAGCATTGGGTTCTTTGGTTTTACTTCGTATGTAGAAGAATAGTCCTACAACAGAAAGCACAACCAAAACCAAAGCAATTAATGTTACCTTTTTCTTCATGGTTACTCCTTTATAAAATAATTAATTTAGTACATACATTATATCATACTTTTACATAAACTAAAAAAGAAAAACAAAAAAGTTTACTTGAATTTATTATCAAGTAAACTTTAATTTATTCCAATTTAGACCAATTTTAATCCAATTGAATTAAAACAAACACTTAGAACGGAAGGTCATCATCAGAGATGTCCAACGGGTTTCCTCCAGCAAATGGACTTTCTGATGGATTGAACGCACCTGTACTTCCTAGTGTTGAAACATTAGGATTGTTGTCTCCTGCAAATCCTGTATTTTCTGGTGTTGGATGAGAAAAATCAGGTGTTTGTGGAACAGAATTAGGAGCTTGTCCATACTGCTGTTGTTGAGACATTTGCTGCGGAGCTGGTGCTGATTGTTGAGGCGGAGGCGTTTGTTGTTGCTGTTGCGGATTGTAATATTCTACTTGATGCAGAGGAATTACTGTGTCCGCCGTCACTGACCAATAACCTTGGCCATTGCGAGAAATAGAACCTGTAACCTGAACATATTGGTTATCTTGGAAACCTTTAGGATTCCAGTTGGTCACATTTACTCCTGCGCGTGCAGTTACAGCTTTTTCAACTTTGTTTGAGACATAAAGACCGCCGGTATTAATCAAGAACGACTCATAATTGTTGCCATTTGAAGTTGTTCCTGATTTTGTGTATGAAGTATATCCTGAAAGAATAACTTTGTTTACTGGGAAAACAACCCCAATATCTGCACCATTTTCGTTGCCCATTGTCATCACTGAATTGTGGACGATTGAAACAACATTCAAGTTCAGATATTGTTTGCCGTCTTGACCTTTATCCACACTCATGCGAGCAACGATTTCATAAAAACCGCCTGAAACAAATCCATGAAACTCAGCAGTTCGAGCATTAATTGTCAAACCAACAAAATTGTTGAACCGAACAGATTTAGTAACATCTTGCGGAGTCGGCCCCGCAATTACTGCATTAAACGATTTGTTATAATCGTTATTTGATGGTTTTTCCTCAAGAACTTGGACAGTTCCGATAAAAACATTAGTTAGAATTGACATAATTGTCACCAATATGACCTCTCTAGCTATCAGAGGTCATCCTTTCTTTTTTAAAATATATTTTTGTAAATAATTTACAAATCTTATTATAACACAAAAACAAAGACAGTTCTATTTTACATAAAACTGTCTTTTATCGTAGCCAATCATCTAATTGCTCAGTTACCGCACCATACAACAAGACCTTACCCAAGAAATTATCTCCAGCCTCTTCAGCTTGGTTTTCTTCTTCATAAGCTTCTTCTGCCTTTCGTGCAGCAACTTCTTCTTCAAACTCATTTCCAACATAAGTTTCGCCAAAATAACTTTCTTGTTCTTTTGGAATTTCATCTTCTTGAAATGGCTTCACATTTTCAAGGACACTTCCAGTAAAACCAAGACCATAAGGTTTAGGTTCTGCAAAAAACTTATCTGGCTCTCTAAAATACTTACCTTTTGTCATAGCAGTATTTCTCCTTTCATTTATTTATTCTTTAATCAATTTATATATTCTATTATATCATATTTGATATAATTTGTCACTACAAATTG